GGAGACCTACTGAAAGTTGCGAAAGCAGTATGATAGTAGTCAATTCTGAAAACATAAGAATATTCGCCATCATGGTACTCAGTATCTTTTGGGTATACCTACTTGTTGAAAGACTTGCAATGATCTCTGTAAAAAACGAAAAGAGGAAAAGAAAATGACAATTGGTGCAGACGGTTTAGAAGTAACAGGACCATTCTTAGTTTCTGAGAATACTGTAGACACTCCATCTACAGGAGGCAATTGCATATATGCTGCAGCACCTATTGGAGGGGTTCCCATACCTACTAATGTTTTCTTTAACGAAGGTTCAGAAGTAATTAAGATAATACCCCCTACACATATACCAACTCCTGTAAGTGCATCTAAGGTCAATGTATTCAACCCAGTTCCTTGTTTACCAGCACGAACTATGCAAGCAGGGACTAACACGACAGTGTTTATTAATGGTCAGTTACCTTGTGTAGCTTCTACACCACCACTGGGAGGAGATACAACAGTCATTACAGCAGAACCTGGTACTCCAAGAACCTTGACAGGACCGTTTCAATGTCCTACAATAGTAATTGGATTAAATCAAGAGGATATATAATTTATGGCAAAAACTAAAACATCTCTGAGTGGGCAGTCTTTCGTTGAGGCAATCCCCAAGAAATCTCGTCAGGGTACTGGGAAGCATTCAAAGTATTCTGCGACTTCAGCGAATGGGAAGAGAAAGAGATACAGAGGTCAGGGGAGATGAAAAAATTACCTGAACGCCGAACGGGGAGCACCGAATGGATATAAAAGAAAAGGTAAAGAATGCAGAAGATAGAATCAAGGAATTAGAGTTCCTGATTAAAGAATGGAAAAAAACACTACCAAAGGAAAAAACTAATGCTGACTAGACAAGTTGAGAGTTCTCTTAGGAACGCACAAGAGGACTTACGTGAGGCACTTGCGTTTGCTGCACGTACTGAGAAACCATGGGTTAGTAAGCACATTGCCGATATGTTAGCTAATATTGATAATGTGGTAGATGCTGATCAACTTCTATCTGACGTTGAAACTTTTATGGGGGATGAAGAATGATATTCCTTTCTAAACCATCAGTGTATAACTTACCTGGTACATGGGAGAAACAACCTGACGTTTTAATCAAGCACTTAAATTTAACACCAGATCAAGGATTAATTTTATTCTTTGGTTTATTATTGGGTACTTTAGTTGCATATGGAATTTACACTACGTTTGGAGCAGGTAAAAAGAATCTGAAAGATCAGATAGACGAGCATTCAAAGATGCATGAGTTAGGAATTGCACATGGGCACAAACCGAAAAGGTAAAATAGTTTAAATAAACTTATACTATTGAGTGGTTTTTATAAAATGGAACCACCTTTTCCACAGTACCCTAATTATATGAACGGACGACTTAAAAAGATAGACATGGAATCTCGTCTCCTGAGGATTAAGGAGGGGATTACCAATGATTGGTATCCTAAATGGGATTCTAAAGAAAGGTGGGCAGCACAACAGGCATTGAATGATGCCTTAGATGTGCTTGATGAATACAACTACTAATATGACAGAAGAAACAATTAGAACACTATGTTATACTAAAGAAGAAATAGATGCAATGATTGCCGAAGCTGTTGAAGAAGCACGGAGAATTGATGAAGCATCTATGGCGAAGCATAACAGAGAAGCAACTATTATTAGTATGATTCTAGGGTTTACTACTTTAGCGTTGTTTGTTGATGGGTTATTAAGAATCTTAGGTATCATCCCACCATTCATGCATATAGATGTTAACATTATAGAGAAGATTGCTGATAAAGTAGAAACTGACGTAATTGATAAAATCAAACAAGTTCCAATTCAAAAAATATTTAACCGATGACCTTTTTAATAGCAATAATGTCATTTGCAAACTTTGTATTCTATCCTTTAGTGGTAGGATCAATTATTGCTGTGATTATAGAACAGATACTTAGATCAAAGGGTAGTGAAGACGATCCCATTGCAGTAAGAAATGTTGCACTCTCTATGGGTGTGAGAAAGTATCTCATCAGACAAGCATGGTTGTTTAACATCATATGGTTTGTTGGGTACCTCATTCTTATGTTGACTATAGGCAGACAGCAACCAGCTGCAATGCCTGATATGTTATGGCAAGGTTAATCTATGGGACAAATTAATACACACCATGTTAGGAAGTATCTTCCTATTTTTGATACTATTATAGACGGTCATGAAAAAATTAACGTCTACCTGAAGGCAGTTTTAGAAGAGTATAAGCAAAAATACCCAGAAAGTAACACGAGTAACGTTAAGGCATGGCATAGTGAGTGGAAAACCCATGAAATTATGTCTCCTCATCTTGATAATTTTGTAAAATCTCTTACAGATGCTGTTAATTTTGTTGCTCAAGGGTATTTCCCTAAGTGTAATGCTGAATGGGTATGCAGAAACTTTTGGTTTGCTGATTATAAAGAAGGTGATTACACCGTTGCACATGATCATTGGCCATCTGCATTCGCAGTTTCTTATTATGTTGATCTAGATGAGGATCCTTCGTCTATAGTATTTGAACGTAGTGAGAAAGCTGCTGGTATATTTGATCAAGAATTGTGTTTAAAACCACAAGTTGGTCAACTTATGATCTGGCCATCTACTTTAGTGCATGAAGTTCCTCCTGTAAAAGGAAAAAGACTTGTTGTTTCTGCAAATTTTGACTTATTAAGACATGCTTGATTACAAAACTGCTGGTGTTGACATAGATGCTGGTAATAATTTTGTTACTGACATTAAAGATATCATAAAATCCACTCATAGACCTGAAGTTATGGGTGGATTTGGTGGTTTTAATGGAATGATGAGAATACCAGAGGGGTATAATAAACCTATTTTGGTATCTGGTACTGATGGAGTAGGTAACAAAGGGTATCTTACAGCATTAGGTGCAACTGGTAATCCAGATGTTATGAAAGATGTAGGACAAGACCTAGTTGCTATGTGTGTCAATGATGTGATTACATGTGGTGCAGAACCTCTTTACTTCTTAGACTATATCAAATGTAATACAATCAATCCAGAACTCCTCAAACCGCTTGTAGAGGGCATAGGTGATGCATGTAAAGAAGCAGGTTGTACACTACTTGGAGGAGAAACAGCAGAACATGGTCAACGTCCTGGTGATCCAGATCATTTAGAGCTTGCTGGTTTCTGTACTGGTGTTGTAGAAGAAGAAAATATTATAGATGGTAGAGATATAAAGAAAGGAGATAAGATAATTGGTATTGAAAGCAGTGGTTTACACTGTAATGGGTTTAGTCTGGTTAGGTATCTTACATTTCGTCATAAATTATTTCTAAGTGAACACCCTGAAATACTTGCTCCTACTAAAATCTATGCTAGACTAGTAGAAAAGTTAATAGATAACATACCTGTTCTTGGTATGGCAAACATTACAGGAGGTGGACTTGTGGAAAACCTCCCCAGATGCCTTCCAAAGGGTCTCAGAGCAGAGGTAGACTATACAGCATGGAAACGTCCTGAAATCTTTAATGTCATCCAGAACGCTGGAGAGATAGAGGAAGAAGAGATGAAGAGAGTTTTTAACTTAGGCATAGGTTATTGCTTGGTTGTTCCATCTGACGTAGTTAATGATACACTCTATGTTCTTAGAGCTTACGATTCTTTAGTGGAATCATTTGATTCATTTGTTATAGGAGAAATACAATGATTTTCTTTTCTGTTATACTTTCACTATTTGCCAATCACTTACCAGTGATGTACGTTCAAGTACCTCAGTGGGCAGATGACTGGGCAGTGTGTGCTATAGATGTACCTGATGCTAAGTGTCACTGGTATGTTATGTCACCTGACAATACATTTGGTGAAGGGTTTGACTGGGAAGAAGCACCATGGTTTGATGTTAATGGTCTTAATGACATAGCACCCATACAAAAAGAAACTGTAGTAGAGAAATTACAAAAACAATGATTATAAAAGGAAAAGTGAAAACAGTATTTTCTACTGATAAGGAAGATCAAGTTCTTATCCAGTATGAAGATAAAGTTACTGCAGGTAACGGTAAAAAAGAATTACATATAGAAGGCAAAGGTGAGGTCTGTTGTCAGATATCTACTGTCTTGTTTAAGATGTTAGAGATACGAGCAGTAAAGACACATTACATTAATATGCCTACTCATAAGGCAATGACCTGTAAGAAGGTTGATATTATTCCTATTGAGGTTGTAGTTAGAAATATAGCTGCTGGTTCTATCTGTAGAGATACTACAATTGAAGAAGGTACTAAATTTGAACATCCTGTAGTAGAATACTATCTTAAGGATGATGAGAAGGATGATCCTTTATTAACATACCGTAGAATTAACCTAATGGGTTATGGTAAAGAACTCAAAGAGTTTGAATACCGTGCTCAATGGATTAATAAGGAATTAAAAAAGATATTCCACCAAATGAGTTTAGACCTTATAGATTTTAAATTAGAATTTGGATATGATGCTAAAGGCAATTTAATCTTAGCTGATGAACTATCACCTGACGGAATGCGACTCTGGTCACAGGGTAACTCAGTGAGTTATGATAAAGACATTTTTAGAAAAGATGGTGATGGTGAAAAAATGCTAGAAAGATATAGAGAGATTCTTGGTAGTCTTCTTCAAATTCACACTCGTGATCTAGATGCATATAATGAGAGAACCATGAAACCAGAATACGAGCAACCAATTAGAGGTCCAATTTAATGTATATTGCATTACCACCAGAATTGCATGTAAAGGACAGTCCTATTGCAGGACAAGGACTATTTGCTAAAGAAGATATAGATGCCATGATGTATCTTGGTGTCTCTCATGTTCTATATTGTGATGAAATTATTAGAACTCCTTTAGGTGGGTTTATAAACCATAGTGAAGATCCTAACTGTGTAAAATGGCATGAGGGGGATATCTATCACATGAAGACAATTAAGCCTATTAAGAAGGGAGAAGAGTTATTTTTGAAGTATACTTTCTATAGTGTAGATAAATAGAAACAGCCTATGCTGTGTCTAAATGCCAACCTTCCAGACGTTTAAAGATTTAAGCGTCACATTTAAGAAACACCCTATCACTGATGATCTTGTCACAGTGAAAGATAAAGCTGCGATTGTACAAGCAATTACAGGGTTACTTCTTACTAGGAAAGGTGAAAGACCATTTCAACCCAACTTGGGATCTGGTATACAGAATCTTTTGTTTGAACCACTTGATTATGGATCTGCTGGTATTCTTAAATCTGAGGTTGCGAATGTTTTAAATCAATATGAACCACGTATTGAAGTTGATTCTATTCGCTGTGAACCTGATTTTGATAACAACGGATATGAAGTAGAAGTATCTTACACTATTATTGGTAGAGATGACGCACCCATAGCTGTAGAATTCTTCTTAGAGCGTACACGATAATGCCTTATACTCAGGTTGCCAATTTAGACTTTGAGGATATCAAAGTTGCCCTTAAAGAATACCTAAGGGCACAGTCAGATTTTACTGATTATGATTTTGAAGGATCGGCACTAGCAACTCTTGTAGACACACTTGCCTACAATACGTATTATACGGCGTTTAATACTAATATGGTAGTCAATGAACTATTCATTGATTCTGCCACTCTTAGAGACAATGTAGTAGCAATAGCAAAGCAGTTAGGATATAGACCAAAATCTGCTACGTCTCCTACAGCATATGTTTCGTTTACAGTAAATTATTCAAACCCAACAAGTGATACAGAGTTATTACTTAAGAAGGGTACAGGTTTTATAGCAAATTACGATAACAACATTTATCAATATGTTGTTCTAGATGATTTTAAAGCACAAGTATCAAATGATACAGCAACATTCACAAATGTACCAGTAAAAGAGGGAACATCACTTACTAATACATTTACTATTGATGCATCACAGAAATCGCAAAGGTTTGTTCTTGATAATCAAAACATAGACACTAACACTATTAGAGTAAAAGTCTTCCCTAGCGGTGGAAGCTTTAGCGAACCATATCTAATAGCAGATAACATACTTGGAGTTGATGGAGCATCTAAAGTCTTTTTCTTAGATGAGATTGAAGATGAGAGGTATGAGATCCTAGTGGGTGACGGGGTTCTCGGCAAGAAGTTAGAAGACAGTACACGTATTGAAGTGTCATACCTAACAACATCAGGTTCAGAGAGTAATGGTGTTAAAACCTTTATATTCTCTGGTGTATTGGAAAATCCTGATGGTGTAACTCCAAATTCATTTACTACTACTATTGACTCTACAGTTGCTTCATCTGGTGGTGAAGAAATTGAAACTATTGATAAGATTAAATATACTGCTCCTAAATCGTATGGAACACAGGAACGTGCTGTAACCGCCCAGGACTACGAGGCAATTGTTAGAAAGGTGTATCCAGCAACAAGTGACATCATCATTTTTGGCGGGGAAGATCAGGATCCTCCAGAATATGGTAAAGTTTTTATATCGTTAAAGCCAAAAGATGCAACTTATCTTACATCTTTAACAAAACAAGAGATTATAAAAGAGTTGAAGAAGTATGTCGTTGCTTCAGTAGAACCAAAACTAGTAGATCCATCAGTTTTATATGTTGAGCTAGCAAGTAAGATCTATTATGATGGTAGTGTTACTGATCAAACTACTTCACAGATTAGAGATAAAGCAATTGGTTCTGTTCAATCTTATCTTGAGACTAGTAAGACTGAAAAGTTTAATGGTAAATTTAGGCATAGTAAAGCTGTTGCAGTTATAGATGATGCAGATAAGTCTATCAATTCCAATCTCACAAGTGTCACAATGAGAAAGGATTTTTATCCTTCACTCAATTCAACTTTCTTTTATGAAGTATGTTTCCAAAATGAGTTTGATAAAGACTGTGATGAACCTACTCTGTCTAGCACTGGGTTTAGAGTAACAGAGTATCCTAATTTTGATGTGTATGTAGAGGATAGTGATGGCAAAATCGTCCTATATAGACTGGATACTGCAACTGGTGAAAAAGTTGTCCTTGACAAGGATATTGGTGACATAGATTATGTGAAAGGCGAACTTAAGATGTATAATTTAACTATTATTAAAGGTAGTTTCTTTGACAATCGCATTTCTGTTAAAGTTAAACCAAAGTCCAATGATATTAAGGCACTACGTGAAGTTTATCTAGATGTTGATGTTGCCAATTCTTCATTCACTGCATATAAAGAGTAAAGACGAATGCCATCCGTAAAGACTAAGCGAATTTCAACTCTTATTGAGACGCAGCTTCCTGAGTTTATTACAACTGAATACGAACTATTTTCTAAGTTTGTTCAGAAGTATTATGAATCACAGGAGGTGCAGGGTGGTACCTTGGATGTTATTAGTAACATTCAGAAATATGCAGATATAGATTATTATGAACAAAATATTCTTAGACAGTTTGACATCTTGGGCGTTAGTATTAATGCTTCTGATGATACAATTGTACTACAAGATGCGACGAGCTTTCCAAAGAAAAACGGATACGTAAGAATAGACGATGAGATTATATTCTATTCAACTAGAACTGCTACAACTTTAAGTGGATGTTCTAGAGGTATTAGTGGTAATACTACTTTAGGTGATCTTTATAACGCAAGCACCTTTACTGGTACTACAGCAGATGCACATAATTCAGGACAGAAGGTTTACAATATTAGTAACCTTTTTCTATATGCATTTGTAAAGAATTTTGAGAATCAATACCTTGGATCATTTCCTGAGAAATATCTTAAGGGAGAAGTAGATAAAAGAACTTTAATTAAAAACATTCAAAAGTTCTATAAAGCAAAAGGAACCGATAGTTCTATTAAATTTGTTTTTAATACTATCGTTTCTAAAGATCATGACGATAAACCCGAAGTATACAAACCAAGAGATTTTACTTACAAAGTATCTGAATCTGATTGGACTAGTGTATATGCTCTTAAATGTAAGGTTATATCTGGTGATGTAAAGAGTCTAATAGGACAAAAGATTATACAGACTGCTACTGATGAATATGGGTATGCAGATGCTGCTGTTGATAATGTATATGCTGATGGTACTTCTGACAATGAAGTAGTATATAACATTGTACTAGCTCCAGAAACTGTTAATGGAGATTTTGCAATATCAACTAAAACTAAAACAGAAAAATCATTTTCAGGAACATCTTCTACTGGAAATAGAATTAATGTTTCTTCTACTCTTGGATGGGGTGATACAGGATCATTCTTGATTGGAACAGAAACAATTACTTTTAGTTCCAAGACTGTAACTCAGTTTATTATTGATGATAGACAACCTTCAGGAGCACTTACTTATCCTACTGGTACTTCAGTATATAAACCAGTAACTATAAGTGGTTCTGGTGTAACACTATTAACGTTTGGTGTTGTATATAATTTAGCACCTACAACTAAACAACCATATTCAAGTCCTGGAGATAAGATTGAAGTTTCTAATGCAGGTTTTGAAACTGATGATAGTAAGATAGTTGAAGTTGGTACAAAAAATAGTAGATGGATATTTGATCAAGGTAATTCTCCTTTAATACCAACACTCCCAACATTACAGTCATCAATAAGTGAATTAACTACAGATGTATCTTCTATATTTGCAGATGATCAGTATTATTATATTACAAGTTCTGGTTTCCCATCACATAAGATTTTAGATGGATCTACAGTAAATGAAGAGTTACTAGATCAGAAGTTACTTCGTATTATTAGAAAGAAAGCTACGAGAACAACTGAAAAGTATTCAACTTCTAGAAGAGATAATGGTATTCTTTTAAATGGTATTCCTGTTTACAGTTATAAAGATCATGATAGTGTTCGTTATGGTAAATTAGAGCAGATAAAAGTAAACACTCAAGGAAGAGGATATGTTTCACCTCCATTTGTCCTTGTAGATCAAGTTCCTAATAAAGCTAGAGCAGTTCTTGCTGGAGAAGTTGTTGAAAGTATTATTGTAGATACTCAAGACATTTTCCCAAGAACTCCTGAAGTTACAATTACTTCTGGAAGAGGTGCAGTTGTTAGAGCAATCGTTACTGGTGGTAAAGTAACAAGTTTAACTATTGATAATTCAGGTGAATATTATTCTTCACCTCCAATTGTAAGAATTAGAGATAATGCTGGTAGAGGAAGATTTGCAACTTATAATTCAGTAGTAAACACTGATGGTAATATTACAGGATTTGAAAAAATTGATGAAGGTAATTTTTATAATCAAAATACTGTTATTGTAGATATCATCGCTGTTGGTGAAAGTGCTAGTGGTATTCCTTTACTTAAAGAATGGAATTATAACAGATACACAAAATTAGAAAATGAACTTGATACTGAAAATGGTTATATCTTCCAAAATTATAACAATGCTTTAGAATATGGTTATGGTTATATTGCTAACCCTAAAGCTTTAAGAGTTAGTCTTAATGATAATATATCCAATACAGGATCTGAACCAGCAACTAAAACTCATTCACCTATCATAGGGTTTGCTTATGATGGCAACCCCATATATGGTGCCTTTGGTTATGATGATCCATTGACTGTAGGAACTATTGTAAGAATGACTTCAAGTTATTCTATAAATGCAACACGTGCTGAAGGTCCATCAGTTAGTAAATATCCATTAGGTACATTTAATAATGATTATACCTATACTCATAAATCTGGTAGTCTAGATGAAAACAATGGACGATTTTGCGTTACCCCAGAATTTCCAGAGGGAACTTATGCTTATTTCATTACTATTGATAGCAATCAAGTACCGCAATACCCATATATTATAGGTGAAAATTATTACTCTTTACCTGTAGACAGTAATTATAATTCTAATATTAATCAGGATGATATTCCAAAGAATTCTAAGAAGTATTATGTTCCTGGAATGCAAGGTAATGGAGAAGGTCTTATAGCTTCTATTGCTGAAGTAAAATCTGGAACAGTTGATGAAATAGATGTTATTGCTACATCTAGTAATTTCTCTATTAATTCACAGATATATTTTAATAATGATGGAACAGAGGGATCTGAAGCAGAAGCTATAATATCTTCTGTTAAAGGTAAGAGTGTTAGTTATCTACATTCAAGAGAGAATAAGGTTGTTAAGTTAACAGTAATACAGAGTGCATATCTATTTGCTGATGATACTTTAACTCAACCATCTTCTGGTGCTTATGGAGAGATTGTTGGTACAGTAAAGAACGATAGTACAGTTGTACTAAAGAATGTAGTTGGTACGTTTGATAACACTGGTACTTTTTCTGCTGCTGTTAAAACATTTACAGTATTATTAGATCAAAGAAGTTCATATACTAAAGGTGCAACTTTAAGTCTTACTGATGGTGTTAATACACCTATTGCAACTGCTGAAGTATTAGAAGGTACAACCTCTCAAAACGTAGTCCAGATCAAGGTTCTTACTGGTACATGGATTGTTGATGATACATATTTCTTACAGTCTAGTAATTTGTTTAATACTTCTGGAACAAGGATTGTTAGATTAACATCAATGAGTGATGGATTAGAACCATTTGAAGTTAATCAAAGCGTTGCACTTATAGAAACTACAGCACCACATGGTTTGGGTATTGATGATACTATTGATATTGATATCAATCCAAATCATACTACTAAAGTAAAAACATATTATTTAAGAAAGAGATTATACCAAGAAGCTATATTAATTCCACCTGAGAATAAAACCAATATTAATTTTACAGGTATTGGTAAGTTTTCAATACTTAATGGTGGTGCAGATTATACTGCTGGTACATATACTACAGTTTCATTAACAGGTGGATCTGGTAGCGGTGCAACTGCTACGTTCATTGTATCTGATGCAGGTATTGTATCAAATGTTACAATACAAAATGCTGGTATTGGATATCAGAGAGGAGACTATGTATCTGTTGCAGATGAAGATCTAGTAAGATCTGGTGCTTCTCAATCAACAGCAAGACTTACTTTATATGTTGATCATGTTGGTTTCTCTGCTGGTGCTACAAAGCTAGTTGTAGATAGTGCTTTTGGATATGCTGATAATGATTACATTAAAATTGGTGATGAGATTTTAAAAATAGTTTCTATTAATAATAATGATATTACTGTAAATAGAGGTCAACAAGGAACAAATGATGTAGATCACTTTGATGGTCAAGAAGTAGTCCTTTATGAGTCAAGATATAATTTTACTACTAATTTTGAAATATTTAATACATCAACAACTGGTTATGTTCAATCATATGATCCAGTTACACAAAAGATTATTGTTGTATATGATTATGGTACTCTTAGCTCAAATGCGGATAAGGTTGTACTAAGTTCTAGTTTCTTTGATGCTAGTGAACCAAAGAGATTGGTTTCTATTAAGTCTGCTGGAGACGTAAGTTATAAATTTGAATTTTCAGATGATAATGTATCATTTGTGTCTAATCCTAATATAGGATTACAAGAATATTATAAGTATAAGTTTGATACGTCTCATTCTAGTCTTACTGGGACTTACTTTGATATTAGTCCAAGTAATAACTTTAATTTAGTTACTGTAGAGAAAACAGCATCTACTACATTACCAGGTAATAGTGGAGCATATACAGATGTGATATTTGGATATGGTTCTAGATTAGGAACAAATTTATTAAACACTAAAGTAGGTACTGACTTTACAAATTTCTATTACTTTGATAAAAAGAATGTAGTTGGTTCTGATAATGCATATTTTAGTATTATACAAGACCCACTTCAAGGTACAAAAATTATTAATTATGTTACCCCAAATCGTATTGTTTATGATGTTCCTAGTCAGCCTCTTTGGGATGGTTCTGGATCCATTTCTTATACTACTACTGGTCAGTTCGCTATCGGTGCGATTAACACAGTAGATATTATAAACTTAGGTCTTAATTATAAAAAGGTTCCTGTTATTAAAGGTGTAGATCCAACTACAGATTATAGAGCTTCTGCTACTGTATTATTTGATACAATTTCTAACGTTATAACTGGTGTTGAAATAGTTGAGAAAGGATCCAATTATTCTAAACCAAAAGTTATCATTACTGATGGTGATGGTTCTGATGCTTCATTTGATATTGTAGAAAGAAATGGTGAGATATTCTCTATTGTAGTTTCTAGTCCTGGTAAAGGTTATACATATACTCCTACAATTAGGATCATAGAAAGTGATACTCAAGCTTATGTTTCTAGTTCTACAATTGGAATTCCACAAAGTGTTAATATTATACAAAATGGTGGTGGATATCATTTAGATAAAACAGTATCATCTAATTTCACTTCAAGTTATGTTTTAAATGTTATATCAACAGGTCTAGTAATATCTTTAAAGAATCCATCACAGTTAACTGGGCAAGCATATTGGAATACTCCAACTTACATTGGTCCTTTTACTGTAGGTGAAGAGGTTGTTCAAAAATATATTGATGACAATACTGGTGAAGAAATAACCAATGCAAGAGGTATAGTTGGTGAATGGAATGGTGAGACTTTAATTATTTCAGAAGTTACTTTTGGAGAATTTTTATTCAGACCAAATGATGAATTCTATGATGGTGGTAATTATGAGATCTATGGTAATGGTACAACAACTAGTCCTGGCGGTATTTCAGGTAATCCTGCTGCATATCCAAATCGTGCAATCATAACTTCAACACCTGTAAATGGTGGTAACACTATACCAGAGTATCAAAAGGGTGAGACAGTAGTTCAAGTCATTGATGGTGTAGAAGTTCTTAGAGCAAAGGTACTAGAATATAGAAAAGATTCTAACCTTATTAAAATAGGAGATGTAGATGGTACTATTAGAGAGAATATTTTACTAAGAAGTACATTAAGAAGTAACGTAGTATCAACAGTAAAAACTGTATTTGTTACTACATTTACAGAAGAGGTTACTAGTTTCTATGATAACTTAGGTTATTATAATTCTGATAAAGGACGTTTAGGTGTATCTAATCAAAAATTATTAGATAGTGATTTCTATCAAGATTATTCATATGTTATTAAATCTAAAACTCCTATTGAACAGTGGAGAGATTTAATAAAGTCTACTACTCATCCAGCTGGATTTAAACTATTTGGACAAGTAGATATTGAAACTGATGCTACAGCATCAATGCCAGAGGAACTTCCAAAGGCATCACATTTCAGTGTTATACAACTTTGGGATCCTGCAAAAAATAGGATTACTGTTGAGAATACAACTCATGTATTAACTCAGACTACACAGAAAGTAGAGAATACAAGAATTCGTAAGGGTGTTGGATCAGCATCTAATAGTGAATTCTTATTCAACGAAAATCGTGCTTTTGAGTTTAGTATTAATGGTACATTTGATGGTTACTATGATAATGATGGTAGGTTACAAGGAACTAAACAATTCCAAATTCTTGATGATCAAGGTATAGCATTTACACCTGCATCAGCTAAAGGAATTATAGTTACTCTTGATGGTATTATTCAAGAACCTGAAGTTGCTTATACTATTAGTGGTGATCAGATTATATTTGCTAATCCTCCACTGGGACAAGGAGATGTAAGTGGAACCATTTATAAAGGAGTTACTTTCTACGGTAAGATATTCCAGTTTAAAGATAATCAATATAATACAAAATACTTAAAGAAACTTAAAAATATTTTCCAACGTAGTGGAAGATGGATTGATGCTGCAAATCAAATTGAAAGAAACGTAGAATTTATTATTAATGAAACTATTGGTTATGGTAAAGAAACTCATACATCATTAGATTGGAATACAAAGCAAGATGATTATGAAGCAAATATCAGAGCAATCTTAGATGCTTATCAACATGATATTAGATTTGGTGGTAATGTTAAGACTATTGATTATTCTGCTATTTTTAATAGTGATGATGATTATTTGTATATTCAAAATAATAAAACAAAATCAAATGATGTCTTTAGTTATGCAACTAGATTAACAAAGCTTGCTATTAGAAATTGGGATTATACTGATGAGAATGTTAGTTATATTGCTGGAACTAATACAATAACAGTTAGCGATACTAGCAATCTTGCTGTTGGTATGTTCGTAAGTTCTGGTAAAGCATTTACTACAACGACTAAGATTGTATCAATTGATACATCTACTCAAATTACTGTATCTAGTGTTGCACTATCAAACTCAAGCACTAGTGGTGGTGCACCTGAAGGAACAACTAATATCTCTGGTGCTGATGTTGCAACTGGAGATAACCCAACTAGCACTGCTGCAGTTGAACCAGGAAATTCTTTCCAAGTAGCAACTGGTGCTACTTACACAGTTCCAACTTCATTCAGTGGTATTGGACAAGCAACATTCTCTTGGAGTGGTCTACAAAATGGAATGTTCTATAAGGCAGGACAACTTATTGCTCTTAATAGAGAATATATTCTTGACACATCAATAACTTGGGCACAAACAACATATCCATCACTTAATTGGGGTGCTTTATCTACTAAGTGTAAGAGAGATATAGGAATAGTTCTTGATTCTTATGTTTATCATCTTCAATTTGGTGGTAATGAAAAAGTTGTTGAAGCTGCTCAACTTTATTATACAAAAGATGAATATCCAGATACAGAGAAAGTAAGTTATATTACTGATCAATTAACAGAAACACTTGCTGTATTTTCTTATGCTAAGGATCTTATGATTCAAGGAATGAGAAATCAATTACCAGCAACTGATTCTACTGTTATTGTTGATAGTAATAGTCCAACATGTGTTGAAGTTGAAAGTGCACTTAATACATTCCATGGAATTTTTAATACAATTCTTAGTGAAGGTAAAGGTTTAGTAGAAAAGGTATCCCAAGATCCTAATAAGAGAGGTAATTGGACTCCTACATTAACATATTCAAATTATAATATTATTCCAGATCCACAATTAACAGGACAAGAATGTAATAATGTTATATCTGCAATTGATTCTCTTTATAATAATTTAAGTGATACTATTTTAGAGAACTCTGTAACTAGATCATTACCAGATTTTGTTGATGGTGAAGCTAAAGAGTTTGAATTATATTGGGATGATAATACTGTAGTTAATACTGATATAGATGAAGACTTATTCTTAACAATTAACGCTGTACTTCAACGTCCTAAGTATACAGAATCATATCCATTATTTGATTCTTATGTAATAGATAGGTCGGTTATTCCTAATAAAATTAAATTTGATGTTGCTCCTATATGGGATCAGGATCTTGGAGCAAAAACTATTGGCGAACCAACTGCTGTAGAAAAAGTAGTAGGTATTGGTGTTGGTAATTATAAGAGACTTACTATTGACTACAATTTAGTTGATGGTGTTAGAAACGGTCCTTTCTTAATTTTAGACGTAGAAGATAATACAGTACAAAGTATTGAATCCGAAGACAGCATGTATGTCTTCATAGATGGTGTACTTCAAAGAAAAGGTTATTCATACACAGTTTCTGGTCCTAACATTACTTTCAATGTTCCTATGTTGAAGGAGATGAAGGTTGACATTAGATATCTCTATGGTAGAGATGTTGGGCAAGTTCTTAATATCTTTGATTATGCTCCAGATACATATTTTGCTAAAGCTAGATTTACATTTACAGCAGATGCTTATGCAATAAATGATTTCTTTAAGTACGCTTGGATGGGTGATAAGATTGGTTTACCTATTCATGTATGGCAACCAATGCCAGATGGCACTGTTAATATAATTGGTGAAATATCAAATCCATTTAGATCTGGAAATAATGTTGAATATGATTTGAAGTGTCAGAATGCTGTAATTGAATCTGGTAGACCTTTTGTATTTGCAGTTAAAGGAGCATATGATAGAACATTTACCTTTGGCATTGAAAATATTAATAATGAATTATTAACTTTCCAATTAGATTCTGTAGGAAGAAAGATATTAACCGATGATAATTCTTTATGGTTTGGTACTTTCTTAGGTAAAACACATAAGTATCCATTTGCATATCTTGCTAATAATGACAAGATAAGAATAGAAGGTGAAGAAGGGTTTAGAAAAATTAAAACCCTACCTAATGAAGCTACAAGTAAGGATGGTAGAGATAAAGAAAC